GTTTGTTTTTAAGTGGTATTGCAAGAGATACAATCTTTATTGATAGTTTAGTTTTTAAATTTATTACAAGAGATACTATAGTAAAAGATACATTTTTTATAGAAAAAACAATAACTCAAAAAACTACTGTAAAACAACATCTTGGTTTTGGTGTTGGCGTTGGTATTGGTGGTACATACGGCGTTATAAATAAAAAATTCGATGTTGGTCCAACATTCAATATAGGGTTACAATATAATTTTTAGAATAATCAAATATTATTTTTAAATTAATATTATTGTTTTTTTGTAAAATTTTTGTTACTTTTGTAAATTAAGCTGAATAAAATAAATACTATGGAAGAATTAAGTTTAGACAATGTTCAAATAGGTTTTGAAGATACCTTGTTTGAATCTGATGATACATTGGAAGAAACAGAAAACTCTTCAGGTGAAAAAAACGATAAAGAAGAAAATAAAGTCACTGAGGTAAATCCTGACGAATTGTTTGATAACGATGAGGATGAACCAGAGAGCGTAGGTGATGAAGATAATAATCAAGAGACAAGAACTCCTCCAGATGAAAGTACTGGAGATTCTTCAGCCGATTTTTATTCTTCCATAGCCAGTGTTCTTAGGAAGGATGGAGTTCTTGAATATCTTGATGACGATACATTAAACGATATTAAGACTGCTGAGGACTTTAAAGAAATGTTCAACAATGAAGTTGAAAAAAGAATTTCTGAAATAGACTCACGTGTAAATGAAGCTTTGAATAATGGCGGTGAGCCTGCTGAAATCAGAAAGTATGAAAATACTTTAAAAGCGTTAGACAGATTTACAAAAGAATACTTATCTGATGAAAATTCTGAAGAAGCAGCGGAAGATAGAAAAAGACTTATTTACCAAGATTATCTAAACAAAGGATTTTCTCAAGAACGTGCTTCGAAAATGGTTCAGAAATCTTTAGATGCTGGCAGTGAAATCGATGATGCTCTGGAAGCATTAGAAGAAAATAAGAAGTTTTTTACAAATGTATATAATGATTATTTAAAAGAATTAAAAAATGAAGAGCAAAAGCGTCAAGAGTTCCTCCAGCAAAAAGAGGAAGAGCTGCAAAAGCTCGTGTTAGATACCGAAGAACCCTTTGATGGAATTAGTTTGGACAAAACAACACGAGGTAAAGTTTTGGATGCTATTTCGAAAACAACAATCAAAGGTGATGATGGTAAATATTACACTAAATTACAAGACTACCAATTAAAAAATCCTAACGAATTCTTATACAAACTAGGTGTTGTTTTTACATTAACTGATGGTTTTAAGAATATAGATAAATTAATTGGTAAAAAAGTAAAACAAAAAACAAACGAAAATATAAGAGGTTTAGAGCGCACTTTGAAGAATCAGAAAAATTATGGCGGAACTCCTCGTTACGTTAGTAATGGTTATGATGATTCTAAAAATCAAAATTTTTCTAGATTCTCTTTAAATATTTAATAATAACTTTAATTAATTTATTTTATGGTAAAACTAGGAAAATTTCAAACTTTGACGTTTAACCATTGGAAGGGTTTAACTAGAGAAAACCACTTAGGATCTATTTTCCAGTTGGAGCCTCAAAAGGCTACGAACGTCATGGTGCAATTGTTAGCCACAAGACGTGGTAAAAGTCTTGAAACTTATCTGTCACAATTCCCTGTGAAGTATTTCGATACTGAAGATGAGTATATTTGGGATGTTATTTCTTCGTCTCGTAGAAATATTCCGTTGGTAGAAGCAAGACACATCGACGGTTCTGTCGTTGATGGCAGCGAACTTGCTGGCGTAGGTGGTGAACCGTTCTTCGTAGTATTTCCTGAAGATTGGTTTGCTGATGGTAATGTAATTGTTGGTGAACTTAACGAAGTTTATCCGTTGCGTATTTTGGGTGAAGCTCGTATGGAAGGTACTAACGCTTGCTATAAGGTAGAACTTATGGGTGGTGTTACCAAAGGTATGCCTGCTTCTGAGCTGAAATATGGTAAACGTTTTAGCGTTGAGTATTCACCTGTTGAGAAGGAACTGTCTCGTGGAGTTGGTGACATTCGTTTCACTTCACCAATTTCTATGAGAAACGAATGGTCTCGTATTCGTATAAAACATAAAGTTCCTGGTTCAATGTTGAATAAGAAACTTGCTGTTGGTATTTCATTTATTGACAACAAAACTGGTAAGGAAGTTACCAAAAACATGTGGATGCACTATGTTGATTATGAACTGGAGGAACAATTCTCTGATGAGAAGAACAACCTGATTATGTATGGTCGTTCCAACAGAAATGACAATGGTGAATACATGAACTTTGGTAAATCTGGTTCTGTTATTAAAATGGGCGCTGGTCTGCGTGAACAGACTTCTATGTCAAATGTAACTTATTACACTAAGTTCTCTTTGAAGCTGTTAGAAGACGCACTGTATTCTATTTCAAGTTCTAAGTTGGATTTGAACGATCGTGTATTTGTATTGCGTACTGGTGAACGTGGTGCTGCTCAGTTCAGCAAAGCTGTTCTTAACGAAGTATCTGGTTGGAGTGCATTTCAAATCAATGCTGACAATTTGGGTATGATTCAAAAGACTTCTTCACCATTCCATCAAAATTCATTGGCTGCTGGATTCCAGTTTACTGAATTTCGTGCTCCTATGGGTGTTGTAATCAAGGTTGAAGTTGATCCTTTGTATGATGACACTGTACGTAATAAGATTTTGCATCCTGATGGTGGTGTAGCAGAATCCTATCGTTATGATATTCTGTACATCGGTACTGCTGATCAACCTAATATTCAGATGGCTCGTCTGAGAGGTCAAGATGAAATTCGTGGTTATAAGTGGGGTTTGCGTAATCCTTTCACAGGTCAGATGGGTAACGATAACATGAGTACTGATGAAGACTCTGCAGAAATCCACAAGATGTGGACTGGTGGTGTGTTCGTTTTGGATCCTACAAGATCTATCTCGTTGATACCTAGCATTCTTAGCGAATAATAAACAATCGATTCTTGGGGGTAGAAATACCCCCTAGAATTAAACTTAACTATGGAAGAAAATGGCAAAAGAAGAATTAAAAACAAATGAAAGCAACGAAGAAAATTTGATTTGTTGTTTACGTAAAGAAAGAGTTATTGTAAGGTTTTTACCAAAAGAGTCTGGTATGATAACCAATCCGAAACACGTGCTGTACGGTGGTTTAGCAGATATGGCATTTAGAGATTTTGTTGTTCCTAGATTGTCTTCAAGTGGTTCTTATGTGAACGTACTTACTAACAACGAAAAGAAATATCTCGAAAATGTAATGGGTTTGGAAGAAAACGCTTTGTCAATTCACAAAAGAGAATTCAACTTTTGGGACGATTTCAAAGTAAGATTGATGAAAGACGATACTGTTTTAGACTTGTCGACTCCTATGGATTATATCAAGTATAAAGTATTGTTAGCAAATCCAACTGCTGTAGCTAAATCTCTGGCAGAATTAGAGGAAAAACCGTTAGCAACTTATCAGTTTGTTATGATTTACGAAAATGAGGAAGACAATCGTAATATGAAGAAACTGAATGCTCACATGGAAGCTTATATGTTGCTTGGTCAATATCGTCACGATATTAATACGTTGCGTGTAATTCTTGAAACTTTGGAAGGTCGTCCTGTAAGTGAACGTGCAAAATTGGAATCGATTTTAACTAAATTACAAGATTTGATTGTAGCAAATGCTAAAACGTTTGTAGCTGTTGCAAAAGATGAACTGTTACCAACTAAAGTTTTGATTAAACAATGTATGGCTAAGAAGCTTATCATTCGTAAGGGTGACTATTATTACTTAGCGTCTGACAATTCTCCTCTGTGTGAAGAAAATGGTGAACCTACATTTAAGACAGCTGCTCTTTATTTAAACAATCCGAAAAATCAAAAATTGTTGTATTCATTACAAGAAAAGGTTAAAGCTTAATGACACCACAAGAAATATTAAACGAATTTGATTTGTTGTATAACAACTTATCTTCAAACTCTGCGCCGCCATTGGATCCATACGAAATTAGTGTATTGATGACAAAGGCTCAAGAGGAGTTGATTCTAACATATTATAGTGGTTATAATAATCGTTTGATTGGTTTTGAATCTACAGAAGAAACTGCTGAATATCTTTCAAAAATGGTAAAAGAGTACCAACCTGTGTTACCACCTAATGAATTGTCGTTAGGATTTAAAAGATATAAAGTAAACAAACCAGAAAAATTACTTTTTATTTTGAGAGAACATGCTACGGCATATAAAAATAAAAAATGTGATAATGTTGTTTGTGTAGTAAATCCTGTAACACAAGATAATTTAAATCGTGTAATTCAAGATCCTTACAAACAACCAAATGACAGAAAAGTTTTAAGATGCAACGTTGACAATCAAATTCAATTATATTCTAAACTAGCTTTAAAAACTTACGTATTAACATATCTTGAAAAACCAAATCCGATTATTTTAGTTCCATTAGATTATAACATTGGAAATACAATTGATGGAGAAGACGCTGTAACGACAGATTTTAGTGTTCCTGATATATTTATGCGTAAAATCATAAATCGCGCCGTAGAGCTCGCAAAAGTGGCTTATATTGGCGATTTAAATGCGACATTAAGTGTTAACCAAAGAACACAATAAAAATAATTATTAATTTTAAATATTTGAAATATGAATTTTTCAACTAATCAAGTTAGACATTTCTACTTGCTGAAACGTGAAAACGTTTTCGCTTCTGGAACTGGTTTTACTGGGAAGGATGCTTTAAATAATACTCTCGATCCTGCAACTACTCAGGCTGGAGACTATTCTTTAAGAAAACTCTGGGATACTACGAATTCGAGTATTACCATGGATGATAAGGCATTTGAGCTTATGTATCAAGGTAAGGGTGGATTGACTCATTCTGATATTATCAGACAGAAAAACATCAGAAAAGTAAATATTACCGCTGCTTCTGATATGGAACGTCCTTTGTGCAAATATCAAATCCAGTTTAAAACATTTAGTCAAGAAACAAGTACAATTCCTGGATTTAATGAAGAGTCTCGTAATTTTTATTTGAATTTTGATTTTCCTGGATTTGCTTCTTTGACTCCCGAAGAGACATTTACCAAAACTGTAGTATTTGAAGCTGTATATAACGATGCTTCAAAAACTGCATCAAATTGTAAAGCTGCAATCGATGCTGCTTTTGAACATGAGTTTGCAAAATTTGTAACGACTTCTGTGGCTGGTACTGTAATTACGATTGAAGCTGTTATGCCTACTCGTCACAATGCCACCGCTGGTTTGTTCGAATTAACTGGTACTGATTTTATCTTATCTAATTTCACTCAAGAAATCGTAAGAGAGAATGGTGTTACTACAAGATTACAAAAGGAATACACCACTGAAGATAAAACTATTGACAGTACCATTAATGCATATTATAACACTACAGATGGCAAAATGTATGAGAGTCTTGTAAGTACAACATATTCTGGAGAAATTACTCCATCTGCTAGTACTATCTATACAGATCTCTCAACAAATAAAAGATATAAATGGGATGTAACTACTACTGCTTATGTTGAAGATACAAGTGGTAGTTGGGTTAATGTTACAAGCAATAATTCCAATGTTTTGAAAAACGGTGCGATCATCAGAGATCTCGAAATCTTCTGTATGGGTGATCGTGGTGATAACTATCGTATGAAAGGTTGGCCGAACTTTGTTCCTACTAGTTATGTGATTACTGATGATAATGGAGAATATGATATTCTCGATATCCATTACTATTATCAAGGAGAAGGGACTAATGATGATAAATCTGAAAAAGTTCTCACTTTGGCAATGGCTCATAGTGGTAGTTCTAATACTGCTCTGACAGCAATCAAAACTGCGTTACTTTCTTAATTACAATTACAAACTGGGTGGGGTAACACCCACCCTTTTTAAATTTTAGACAATGAATATTATTCTTGTAAATAGTACCTTTTCACATAATACATTGTTTGCTGAATTTCAATTACATCCTGCATGTGAAGGACATTATGAAATTGAAAGCGTTGAGTTTTTTCACTACGTAACAGATCC